CGATGAATTGAAGAAGAAGTTGCAAGAGGTTGTCGGTGACGATATCCGTGCGACGGAATCTGATTTCGTGAGTCAAAAGACTGTGGAGGATGTTGTTGTGGAGGATACGACCTCCTCTGATAGCGGAGAGACAGAGGGTGAGGAGACTGATGCTCTGTCATACTTCCAGAGTCTGGGTAACGAAGACTGATTTCATTTTGGAGATGGATGAAATCAAAAAAGCCCCCGCTTCGGCGGGGGTTTTTACGTTGTTCTCCACATTGGAGTTGTTTGATTTAACAAACTGAGAATTCCAAAATCCGTCGAAAATTCTGCTGCACCACTTATTGTTTTTGTGGGTGCAAATGCACTTGGGGACATCATCGGTGGATTTGCTCGTTGTGCTGCTGCCAAAGCGGTTGGATTTTGGAAATTACCGGATCTATTAGAAAATCCACTATTTGCTTGTGGCTCTGATCCATCTGCGGGTTTGGGAACTTCTTCACCTTCTCGCTCTTTCCGTCGTTGCTCTAAATCTTCTTTTATGTGTTCGGGTATCACTACTTGGCCATCTCTTGGATCAGCATCACCTTTCGGTCGAAGGCCGTATCTTTTTTCAATCTCGGCTTCTGCCTTTTCCTGTTCGGTTTGCATGTCGTTTCGTTTTTTCTCTAAATCATCTCTATAGTCTGTTTCACTTTGAATTGCTGGCACGGTTGGTGGTTTACCACGGCGAGACGGAAGAGAAGAGGGATCTCGTTTTGTTATCAGATCGGGTGCTGGTGCAAGTTTTTTCTCTGGTAATTTTGAAAGTGGATCTACTTCCGTTGAAGCATCAGGATCTGGCAGACCTTTTCTTTTCCTTTCCTCTTCTGCCTCTTGTTTTGCCTTTTGAAGTATCTTAAGAGGATTTCCTTGTGGTATGTTCAGATCGGGTTCTGTAGGTGGAACACGGTCTGCATTTGCCTCTTGAAGTTTCTTAAGTGGATTTACTTCGGTTGATCCACCTCTTGGAACTATTTCTTCTGATGTTTGCTCTGGTGGTTGAACTGGACCATCCGGTGGGACATAACCAAAATCCAGCAAATCATCCATCAGCATTCGATTTTCGGCATCAATATCAATCGGAACGTCTTTTTTTGGTTTATTCGTATTTGATCTGTCCGGTGCTGGGCTCAATAACGAGCCATCCTCGATCATTTGATTTTCAATTTCTCTCTGACCTTGATTAAATCTACCCCTTGCATCCGCAATATCACTTGGTGTTACTTGAGTAAATTCCCCCGCTCCTTTAGAGACTCTATTCATCTCCAAAGTCATATCTCTGAGTTCTTGTTTTTGATCTCGAAGTCGATCAGAGGAGTCTTCATAACCTTGTTGTTTTGAATCATCGACGTATGCTCGATCTCGATCACCTGCTCGATCTCGTTCAGTGATTCTTTCAATTTGACGAATATCTTCAGTTCCTTGTGGACCCGTAGCATTGTCCATAATTATATCTTCTCGATCACGGACGGTTCCTTCTCCAAAACGAAGAACGGCCTGTTCTCTCGTCATTCCACCATACAGCGATTTTTCTGTCTCTAAATTTCTTCTTGATGCACGAACTTCATCTCCACGATCTTTTATTGTGCCCAGATCCAGTTCGTCTCGTCGTCTGTGTGCCTCTTGTCGCTCCTCTGGAGTAACTATTCCGTCTTTATTTAAGTCAAGCGGAACTTCATTTCCATAGTCACTCTTTCCTGTTGTAAGATCCTCGACAGATACTCCACGAGCCTCTGCCATTTTTCGTGTTCTTTCTATATTTTCAGCCTTAACAATTCTTTCTGTGAGAGGATCGGATGATCCTTTTAATGATCTTGCTTCCGCTGCTTCCTCTCTGGTAATTTCCCCATCCTGATTTCTGTCCATCACAATGCCACTAATTGTTGCCTTAGACATTTTGGACGTTCCTAACGGTATTTCGGGAACTGTGTTATCTAAACTTTCTCTTGCTGTTCTTTTCACAAAAAAGGTCCCACCCGTCTGGACAGGAGTGGGGTTGATCCCTCCACTTATTCTGGCACGATTTGCAAGAACTACCGAATCTGTTGTTCCTACTGGAACATTGTCTGGTGACATTTCTGAGAAAACTTGTCTCAATTTATCCAAGGGTATAATTGCCTCTGGTCCTGCTTCTCCAGCAAGAACTTCAGTTGGCTCTGTAATAAGACCACCTTTTTCTAAGGCTGGTAAAAATTTAACATTTTTGGAGGAACCAAGGGTAATTTGTTTGTTTTTGAACTCGGTTTTAGACAAAAGGGTAACTGGGCTCTTTTGTTCTGTATCAGAGCCAAAGAAGGAAAACAATTTTTGAAGCCTGCTCGGCTTTTTTTGTCTAGTTGTTTTTCGTTTTCGAGCAAAAAAATCAACCAGTCGTTTTTTATCTTCCATTTCTTCTCTCTCTCTGCTTTTTCTCCTGTTCATTCACATAATTTTTAATCATTCCGATGTAAACATCCCTTTCCCACGGTATCATATTATCTATTTCGGAAAAATTTAATTTGTAGTAAATAAACAAGTCAAAATTTCCTTTTAGAATAGATTCAAGCGATGTGTGACAAAGGGTCAACCAAAAAAATCATAGACCCCAGACAGTTTTAACGTCCTAATTACACCATCTGTTGTTCGATATTTAACATCGTGATATACAGTTGGTTGTTTTTCAAAAAAGTTTAACACTTTATCATATTGTGCTTTTGTTAAAGACTCCAAAATTTCAAGTTTCTCTTGTTGTTCTATGTTTTTACCTTCATATACTTCATCGTCAACCACAATTTTACTAATACATTGTGATATTAGTTGATCCTCTAAATTTTCGGTCCCGCTCACAAAAAAGTCTTGGACAACGGGGTGTCGAAGATGAATTGTGATATTGTCTTTTATTTTAATTTCGCTTTTTGAGGTGTCTTTGGTGATTTTCACCTCTTCTAAGTTTACCCCTGTCTTAATCGACTCACCTGTGACTGGACAGGTAAAAGAAGGTTCGGCAATTTCAGAAACAGATTTTGATCTGATTTGACAGAACAAATACTCTAAATCTTGCATTGGTATGGTAAGAGCATTTTCAATACCATCAACACAATCTTCGACAATGGATGTAATTGCTTTTAGTGTTGCAAAATTTTTGTTTTCTTCTTGTGCAAGAAGAAGATTTTTTTGTTCTCTCATCAAAAATGGACGAAAAAATGTATTTTCTCCAGATGATGGAATTTTTATTGGGTATTTGGGGTGAGATTCTTTAATTTTTTCAATAACGCTCATGGTAAACTCCTATCATGCTCCCGATGGTGGGATGTCAATAACATATTCTTTGAATGCAATAGCAACGTTAAGTATTGCAAGTTCGTTTAATCTTTCTTCTGAGTAGGTATCTTGAATAATTGTGGAGACATATGGCTCGATGAGAAACATTGAAAATTTAATCTGATCATTCATGTCCAAAAATCGAATCATAACTTCGGAATTTGTTAATTCATCGTAACTTCCCGAAAGAATCATTTGATCGTTTCCGGAAATTGGATTAAACTTATCGGCCCAGTCCTCAAAAAAGGATCTGACTCCCCATTCTTTGTCCATATACATTCCAAGAATGGTTGAGGGTTCTCCACCATACCCTCTCTTTACTGGAATGGTTCTTGGGTTTGATCCTTGTGCTCTTAGCAAGTCGGGAACCGCTTCCAAACTTCTTCCGGGCAAACTAACAGAAAAAACAGGCCAGTTCAGAACACCACCATCGTGACTAATGAAAACATCATACCGATTGGCTCTTTGAAGACCGTTTTGTAACCGGGCTCTGATATTGTTAATATTAGATCCTCGTTGACCTATTGTCATTAGAACAGTTCCTTTTCAGTCAAAATGGTGAATTCCCATCCTCGTTTTTCACAAAATTCTCTTGCGGCTTTCCATTTCGCTACATTTACACTATATGTAGTGCATTCCTTAAGGTATGTTCTTTTGGTTTTTTTCTTCTTTTCGGGTTGCAAAGTCTGTTTGTGGGGTTTGACCTCAATAACCTTTATCTTTGTTTCCCCCTCATTTGTCTTTATCTTTGCGATGAAGTCTGGAAAATACCGATGAACTCGATTGTCCATCGGTGAAATATAGGGGATTGCAATTTCTTCACTCCCCCAACGAACTATGTTTTCATTTGTATCCATGTATTTACAAACACGACGCTCCCAGAGCGATCTACATATTATGTTGGTCGGATCACCTACATACTTAGACTCATTTATTGGTTTGTATACTGTCTTATAAGCCACAAGATATGTATAGGAGAACTTATGGCAGGCGTAATAACTTTCGGGGACTTACAATTTCCCAGTGATGATGGAAACGAAGAAGTTAAATTTTTTCTAAAATTTCACTGTATTAAGTTTTCAAACAAAAGAACTATTCGTTCAGAAAAAAGTGCTCCCATTCATGGAACCATTACACTTCCAATGCCTCCAAATATGTTAACACAAACAGCGACCACATTTATGAGAGATTCAAGTGTGGAAAGTGGACTTTCAGAATTTGTTAGTGAGGTCGGTGCAAGTAGAGGTATCTTTGGTGGGATTGGAGCGGGTATTGCACAAATTACAGAGCCATTTAAAGCGTTTCCACAAACAATGATGGACGCTGCTGAGATGGTATTTAGTGGAACAAATCAAAGACTTTTTCAGTTTACTTATCAATTAGTTGCTAGAAATTACGGCGAAGCAAGAGATATAAATGAAATCTCAAAAGTGTTTGAAGCATTTTCTCTTCCTTCAGATTCTGGTGAAACTTTTAGAATGAATCACCCACCAAATTGGTATTGGGAAGCAAAAGATAGTGGTGGTAAAACATTACCTGCCGATGCTTGGTTGGGGAGTCCGGCATTAACATTTTTACAAAATATTTCCGTTGATAGAACCTCCTCTGGTGGAGTATACGCTCTTTCGGGTGAAGGGGGAGTTCCTTTGCCGATGTCCGTTTCCATCAGTGTTCAATTTGTAGAAATGGAACCTGTAATGTTGGGTAAAAATCGTCAAATACAACCAAGATCGGCAATTATTGCGGGTAATATTTCGAGCGGCGGTGCGGCTGCGGAGGGTGGTTAATTATGTATTTTGATAAATTTCCCAGAATACAATATCGTTTTCCGAACAACAAAACCATTGAAATGGCAGACATTTTTCGATCTGTTAAATTTTCACAAGAAACTTTAAGTAAACCGGAGTTGTTTGAGGAGTTCTTTTTAACTGATGGTGATCGTCCAGAAAAAATTGCACTCGATTATTATGGGGATGTAAAATATTATTGGGTTGTTCTTTTATCAAATGAAATAATAGATATTAATCAGGAATGGCCTCGATTTTCATTGAATAACTTAGAGAATCAAAATAACCTTTTTTATGGATATGCTTTTTATTTTAATGATGAGATGAAAATTGAAAAAGGAGATTATATCGTAAAATATAACTCTGGTGCATCTGGTGGCGTTGGTGATGAGTATGGTGTGGTTGATCGTTACACCCCATCACTCAATAAAATTGAAATTAGAAACAATACATTTACCAGCGTTACACCCGGAGTTAAAGCAGACGGAAATGACGTTGGTAATTTCTTTATCTTTAGAAAGACTGGTGAAAACGCTTTTTCAACTTTGACTTCTGGAGTTTCTGGATCAAACGACTTCCTTCCTGTGGAAAGAATTGATGACTTAAAAAACAGCATTGCGTATTTCAAATTTGATGGTAGAGTTATAAGTCCGTTGACAAAAACAAACGCTGCCGTTGATCCAGCGGTTGTCGGTTATCCAACGAATGGCAAGAAAATAAACTCAAGAACCGCCATAGATAATTATATCCAAGGACAAAAAACTACATTGGACAATAAGAATATAAAAGTTGTAACATATTCTGAAGTTCAGGGTGAAGCGTCCGAATCTTCATCTAAACGAATAAAACTTCTTCGTCGTGATCTACTTTCTGATATTGTGATTAGTGTTGAGGATCTTATTCGAGATATGAACAGCGGAGATGTTGCAACGATTCGTAAATATGTAAAAGATCGCTACTCAAAGTAAGGTGAAATAAATGGTTGATGAAATTATTGCTGGTAATGATCTTTTATATTGTAGAATAATAAACGAAGAAACTGGAAAACAATTTGATGTGATGGATCAAGATTTGGTTCCGTTGCCTTTTTCTGGATTGACTATTAATGAAAATATGTTTCAGACGGGTGTTCATGGTGTTTTAAACTTAACCGATTCTGCTTCAATTGTCCAAACGTTACCCGTTCGAGGTGGGGAAAGACTAGAAATAGGACTTAAAAATGCAGAATCTGACGATAGAATAGACCTAAAGTTTTATATTCATAAAGTTACTTGTGTGACTGACGATATTCAGGAAAGAAATACAGAGACTGGGAAAGTAACACAATGGAAACTTGAGTTCACCACATATCAAGCGTTGTATTTAAATTACACAGAACCCGTTGTATTTGAGGACGGTGAAGATTTTGTTTCTAAAATTGTTTCAGATGATGGAGATGAACAAGAGGGAATTGTAAACGCAATCGCAAAAAGATTTTTCAATCCTAGTGATAAAAATAATTCAAGACAAAATATGGACATGGAGCCAACTAGCAACTCCGTGTGGTTAAAGAAAAACGTTGATGTTCAACCTTTTCGTAAACCAGTTAATCAAGTTTCTGTTTTAAAATTGATGAATTACCTTTCGGAATATGCGGTTCCTAAAGATAATGATAATGCAGTAAACTATCTTTTTTATGAAGATTTGGATGGTTGGTATTTTAGATCAATCAATAGTATTATAAAAAATTCTTCGTCTAATCCTCCGACATATTTTCTTGACGAGGCATCTGAATTCGGTGATATTAAAAACGCATTTAGTTCTTTCACTACAACAGGTCATTTCTCTCCGATAAAGATGTTTGAAAAGGGTTCATTCTTGGCTCGATATTTGAGAGTGGATCCCGATTACTCCGATCCGTATCATGATTTTGTTTCTTCAAACTCAGCACATAAAAAACAAATGATTGAATACAAGTATTTGGAAGAACATGACAAAATTGAAAAAATTGAAGAATTCCCACTTTTACCAGATGATTTTGAGTTTGAGCCGGAAACACCTGTTCAAAGATATGATAAAGTTTATGGATACTTTTCTCCCTCATTCTATAACGATCAAATGACGAGATTGAGGCACGATCAAACAACAATAACCAAAACGTATAGGAGCGATTTCAATCACTTAGGAAACACTGGATCATACAGTGAGGAGTTTATGTGGCAATCTATGTTTGATCAAACAGATCACAAAGCAGAGATTCTACAAAAAATTCTAGAGATAAGAAAAGAACTCAAGGAAAAAAGAGAGGAACTGGCAAAGAAAAAGGATCTGAAGGAAAGATGGTCTGCCTATAGATGTTCTGTTTGTTGTATGTCCGGCTTTGATGATGGAACTACAGGATCAAACCAACTTGATGTTGACTATAAAATTGTCAGTGCAGGGACGTTCACAGACACGGTAAACTATGATCCAACTGACGAAAGAGCAAACGAAAAGGGATTCTTTTCCAGTTATGATTTTGAAAATGATCCTGTGTTACAAGAGACGATGCAGAGTCTTTACAGACTAAAACCACCAGATCAACTCCAAGGTGTTCTCTTTGGTATTGATGCTGCGATTTATAGTTTACAAAGACAAGCAGAGAGTATTCAAACTGCAATTGAAGTTTGTTCCTCCAACCCATGTCCAGAAAAAAAACAATGGGTGAATGAAAACGGAAGTAGAAGTTCACAGTATGTTGATGATTTTATTCAAGATGTTTATCAGTATCCCGGCGATGTTAATTCTTATCCTTGTGCTGGGTGTTATGAACTTGTTTCGGAATGCACTGGACCGGGAAATGAAAATCAAGAGTGTTCATACGAAACAAACTGTTATGCAAGAGTTGATGCCAATGAGTGCATTTTACGAGAGTATCCGACTTTCTTAAATACGTTCCAAAAATCCGTTGAACTTTTAACAGAATACAAAGAAGCATTACTTTCCTCTTGGAACAAATTCCTTGAAAGAAAAGTTTTTGTTTTGTCAAAAGAACAATATTTGGATGTTCCCGAAGATTTACCAGTAACTTTTCAGAATGTAAAGAGTATTACACGAAAAAGAGTTCGAGGATCACGGTATGAAGTTTTTGCACTCAAGCGTGCATTAGTTGACGATGTTGCCGATGCTTATGATTATCTCGTGACATACAATGGTTTTGCGGGTGGAACGGGAGACAATCACCCATACTATAATCAAACGGTTGCTACCGATACGTTTGGAAATCAAAACGGATTGATTAGTGTTAATCGTGTTTATGGATTCAATACACCATATTCGATTAGCGACTTGTTTGTGTATCCAACTGGATACGGTTTGTCTGAAACTGGTGGTGTTGGACCAAGGACTGTTTGGCTTTATGAGCCAGGTGATCTTAGATTTTATCGAAATAATCCAAGCATTGGTGGTCAATACTTGCCTCTTATTCTTGGAAATAGTCCTCGCTTTGGTGAAAGTCAATTCGGAAGTTCTTGGACTTTTGGTCCCGAAGGAGATTTTGTTACCACTGTTGAATTTGGACCCCAAAGTTCAATCGAAACGGAATGCACCGAAGGTAACTATGGTTACTGGAAGTGTGTTGATAATGCTGTTCCAAACGCAGGGGGACTTACAAGTCCAATCACTTCACCCCCACCAAGTGGCTTATTAAATACATTCGTTAATGAAACTCCACTCACAGTATCTGAACAAACCGTTCCGTGTTGTGGTGTTGATCGAAGTGGTGGCTGTGCATATCTAACACCAAGTGAGTGTTCTTCCCGTGGCGGGTATCCCATCGGATTTCCCGGTTCTGGGCACAGTTGCTCTGATTGTGAGGGATATGTTGAAAGTCAAGTCGGAGAAGAAGTTCAAGGTCTTATTCTAGATGGACCACCACCTCCATTCGATTGTTCTGGCTGTGCTTTTGCTGATGCTTCCGGTGTTGTCATATGTGGATGTCCTGCACAAACATGTTTTGGTTGTTGTTTCGATAATCCAGATTTACCTTTCTGTGGACCAGACGGACCAATTTTCTTCCCACCAGCACCACCACCCCCCGATGTAGACCCAGACGTTCCTGATCCTTACATACCGGGCGACGGTGGAATTATCGAAACAGATCCAGGCGGTCGACCTGACGAAATTAATACTGTTTGTAATGAATGGGAATGGGTCGTTGTTGAAGGACAAGAATCTTGTCAGGACTACATTGTCAAAGACGGTGGTGCAACTGGTAGAATAACTGGAATGTCATATCGTGGTGGATTCATAACTGGCAGTCCAACTTACTTCACCGACTATCGAATTTTTGAATACTTCAGAAATGTTAATCCTGACACTTTAGATTATTGCAAAGTTTATGGGTGCTATGATAATCCAGAACAAATCTATGAATTGTATTATGAGAAAGACAACTGGTATGTTCAGTCTGAAACATATCAAGTTCCAACGAGATTCTTCTCGGAAAACCAACATTATATTCGAGTAGAATTCTCAAAACCTGTTGGCAAACAAACTTTGGATAAGTTCCCGTTTGGATTTGTTCGAGACGCAGGAACAGAATATTATGCACCATATATTGTTCAATTGACCGCTGGGCCTTTTGGTAGACAATCCGCAAACTATAATATGTCTGTCATTGGACTGGATCCATTTGGTTTCGATATCGCTGTTACAAGAACAGACACATTTAAAGATTACTCCGCAAATATCTTGAAAGATGCCGGACAGCCGTTCTTGTGGGAAGTTAATTCCATAACAAATAACAGATTTGATCCCATTAACAAGTGGGTTAGAATTAATCAAGATTATGGTGATTACAATAAAGACGGTCACTCATATTTTGTTCCCCTATCATCTTTAAATGGATCGGGTGAATCTCCTGTAAATGGATGGCATGAAATTAAAAAATCAGTAAATGTTCCAAACATGATTTATGTTATGGACTCTTATGTTGCCCAACAAATATATCTGGAGAACAACGAAGAGGCCCTTCAGTATCTTCCATATCCTGAGTTTTATGCACCATACATCGAAAATGGGCAATACAAACGGCAAAACACCTATGGTTTAGGTTCAGTTGATGGTGCTTTCTATACCGAGGACTACATGTTCTGGGATTCACCTGAAAATGAAAATCTAGAGTCTGAAATTTGGAAATATGATATCAGTGGAGAGAGTGAATATGGAGTCATAATCCCAGATCAAAATTTAGATAAGTTTGTGAATGAAGATTACCGACACGATCTTTCAAGAAACTTCTCCGGTCAATTTGTTGTTTTCTCACGAGAGGTTCAAGAGTGTCCAGACTATGAGTGTGCTAATCCTGACGGACCAGTGACACCACCAAGTAGACCTGAAAATCCATTTGAGCCGTTTGATCCTTACATCAACTGTCCTGTTCAAGAACTCCGTCCAGATTTTGTTGAAGATGGAGCATTCGATCAGGATCTTTCGGAGCCGAGTCGTTTTGAAATAGAGCAACTCGAATCCGAGATTAATGAGTGTGATTTGATTCAGGAAAAATTGGGAGATGATTATCTCGGTTGTTTATACTCAAATCCAAATGCAAGTAACAGTTGTAATTGTCCGAACAGAGGATCGGGGTATTCTGATTATCTTGCTGCATCGAGAACTTATGCTACCTTCTGGGATACACCACACCAGACACCTCTTCGACGACAAGCACAGATGACTCAATTCACAACACAACAAGCGTCTGGTATGCTTGCCGGTGATGTTAATCTTCGACCCGGAACTATTATAAATTTGCTTATTCCAAGTGGAGAACAATCAAATAACCGAAGAAAAAGAGACTCTGGTAAGTGGCTTGTAACGGGCATTCAACATGTGTTTACTCAACAGCAACATTTTATGACTCTTTCTTGCAATAGAGAAAGTTCTTTCCACGATCCAAATACAAAAGAAAAAGTTGACACAGAAACTTAATATAAATACGGTGAGGAGAATCTTTTGACTGTAAAAATAGAAACTAAAAACCGATTTGTAGATTACGATTTGGCGTTTACAAAAGTAGGCAACGCTCCATCTGGCGGTGTCGGTGGTTATGCAGTAGCGTTCAAGAGAGATATAAATGCGATTGGACAATCACTTCAAAATTTGATTTTGACGAGAAGAGGAGAAAAGCCATTTATTCCCGAATTTGGAACCTCTCTTCTTGACGTTCTTTTTGATACATTCGGTCCCTCGACAGTTTCACGATTAAACGACGAGGTTAGATATGCGATTGTAAATTATGAGCCAAGAGTTGAATTTTTATCATTTGTTCCTAACGATAAATTTATGGATAGCAATAACATTCTTTTTGATCTAAAATTTCGACTGGTGGGGGATCCAGTTAACGCAAACGCACGAACAGTTGTCATAGAATTAGTGAGGGCAAGGTAATGTCAGTATATTCTTCTCTTTCTGGTGTTTCTCTGCCTGATACAAGCGGCAGTCTGTTAACACTCGCATCAAATCAAATTCAAATCGGAAATTTAAGTTTTGACGATATTAAGCAAAGCATTATCACATCACTGAAAAGAACCGCAGAAAATGAAGATTATGATAATCCATTAAAAGATTATGACTTTGCTTCCTCTGCACTTAACGTTCTGGTTGATGCGTTGGCTTACAATACATTGTATTATGCTTTCTATACAAACATGATTTCAAATGAATTGTATTTGGACACCGCACAAAGATTAGAATCAATTAAGTCAATTGTAAAACCACTTGGGTTTGTTGTTCCCGGCTCGAATTCGGCAAGAGCATCGGTTTCTATGACCAGTGTTTCTTCTAGAATTCCAAAGTTTGCCAAGTTTACTGGATCAAATCAAGCAGGTCAGAGTTTTAATTTTTACACACTCAATTCATATGATCCTGATGTGAACGGCTCGATTTCGGAGGTCGTTCTTTTTGAAGCACAGGACTTTGTGGTTTACAGAGATGTTACAGAACTCATAAATCTCAAGAGACAAACTCTTGATTTGAACGACAGTAGAATTGATATTAATTCACTCATAGTTGAAGTCAGTGAAGACAATGGTGCTAACTGGACGGAATACACTCTTTCGGAAAATGTAAACTACAACATTAATGAAGATAGTAGAGTTTACTTTGCTGAAAGACGAGATAGCGGATTTAGAATTACTTTCTCGGTAAGAGGAGAGGGTAAATTCATACAACCCGATTTGGAAGGGAATGTTAACACCAATTTAGAAACTGATAACATTGGCAAAAAACTTACAAATACGGATCTTGTTCGAGTTACATATTTAATTCCTTCAGGTAAATCTGCAAACGGCATTTCGTCGTTTACTTATTCCGATGGTGTCGGAGTCGCACAACTTGACGTTAGTTCTTTTGGTGGTTCGGATGGACCGGACTTGGACTTGGTTAGATTCTTTGCTCCGAAGTGGTTTGCAGCACAAGGCAGAGCAGTTACAAAAAATGATTACAGAGCATCATTAAAGGATTTATTTTCAGCCGGGGATAATCCCGAAAATTCTCTTGCCGTTTTTGGTGGTGAGGAAATGGATCCACCGTATTATGGAAGGGTCTTTGTTTCCACACTTATTGGTTCACAGGGTGCAAATGAAATCGAAGCACAAAAAAATCAGGTGGTTGAAATTCTGCGAGAAAAATCACCTGTTGGAATTCGTCCAGAATATATTTCACCAGAAAACTTCAACTTAAATTTGGAATATTCAGTTTCATATAACGGTGCAGAAACAACTAGAAATCTGAGTCAAATGAGACGACTTATCACAGACACTGTGGTTGAAACTTATGGCCAACGAAAATTTACTAACTCGTTTGATGCAGATGAGTTTAAAAATCTTATACGAGATTTAGATCCCGCTATCGTCAACCCGATTGATGTTTCATTCACTATGTCAATTGATGTTCCAATACGTCAAAATCAAAACACTGAATTTAGTTTTAGCAACGAACTTCTTTTAAATGGAGTTGGTTTACAATCCTCGATCTTTAATTCAACCAAGTTTAACGTGAACAACGTGTATATTCAAGATACGACAGTTGATCCTGACACAGCAGGGTTTTCAACACTTCGACTTGTTAGTAGAAATTCAAATGGTTTGATTAATGTTCAAGCAAATTCAGGTGTGGGTGAAATAAATCCCAGACGAGGGTTTGTTCGCATTTTCCCCGGAGTTGCTTCTGGGACTGTTCGATTTACCGCTTTCCTCGCAAACCCATTCGCTGTGGCAAGTCGTAATATGATCTTAAACGTTTTACAGAGTCCAACCGTAAGAGAAATTTAATGTATTCTCATATTTTTAAAAACACACCTAAAAATAAAGAATACAGATACAATGAAATTGTCTCTAATTTTTTTGGCACCACATCAAAAGTAAAACGAGATTATTTACCAAAACAACCCCAATTAAACGCACCAGAACCACCAGTAATGCCTGGAACTCTTCGGCAAAATGGTGTTGCTTACAACTATTTTGATATATCCCCCGTTATTCCGGCATATGTTGGCCTTCTGGGATATAATGATTTTGTTGCGTTTGTTCAACGATATTATGATTGGGTTTACACATCAAATCCATCAGAAAATACAGACACACAAGGAAACGAGTATGGATCTGGTTATTTTACTACAACAGAGGATTTGTTTAAACTAATTGATGTTGATAAAATTGCCCGAACGGGAACAAATGACCAAGAATATATCGCAGATAAAGATTTAAGAAAACAAATATTGAACTTACTTTTGTCTCAATATGCCGAGGGATTTGGTGAAAAATTAAGCAATGTTATTGGTCAAAGTGAAAAACAAATATCAAACTTTTTGTCAGGTATTCGAGAAAAATTTTACATCAAAAAAGGTAATCTTGAATCTATCATATATTACTTTAAAACTTTGTATGGACAAACCCCAGAAGTAGATGAGCCAAAAAAATATATTTTAAGACTAGACGGTGGAGTTCCTGAGTTTGCTTCATTAGAAACAACCGATAGAAGTCTTTTGGTTTCTGAACCGACACTTGGTTTGGGTGAACTTGTTATTCAAGACAGTTATTGGTATCAAGACTATTCATATCTTCTGAATGTTGGTGCAGATAGAATCGACGATGCGGATCAGAGAAGATATCTAGAACTGGCACACCCTCTTGGCATGAAAGTTTTCTTTAATGTTACAAATGAGGATTACATTCCACCAGATGATTTTGATGGCGAGTTTGGTGCTCGTGAAAATTCTATTTTAGGAAATTATCATCCATACAATCTAACAATGACAAGCGGATTAACATATACCACTGGTTGCACATTTGATCTGGACTCAGACGGTTCCTCCCTCCCAACATTTAATCATCCAAGTTGGTCGAGTGAAATTGTTTCAGGACAGAGTTTTGGTAACATAAATATTGGTAAGTTCTTTTTCTTATTCCCAGCAGACGAGAGCCCAAATATAGGACTTCCAACAACACTTACACCTGGCTCTGGTGTGTGTTTAGGTGATTAAACGAGGTAAAAAATGGTAACATCATCACGATCAATTGGAATAGACTTCGCAAAAAACTTGTATAATAGTCTCCGAAGCGACTCAAGCAACCTCATGATGTTCATTGGTGGGTTCACTGGTTCTTCGATTGAACAAAACACCATTGACGATGATAATGATGTGTGGAATGAAATTAATTTTCTGAAAAAAATTAAGGAAAGTGATATGTCCGTCGTTGCTCGGAGAGTCGATTGGAGTTT